GTAATTGATGTTGTAATGAGAGATTTACAAAGCAACGGACCTATCAGAAATGCTATGAGAAATGGATAAGATATGACTATTGCTACCTACCCTGATGATGCACAAGCACCTATAACAGCTTTTTCTGTTGTAGCTACAGAAACTTTTAATAACACCGGAACAACTAGAGTAGCTTTTAATTTACCTAGTGCTGTTACTAGTAAGGGTGAGGTTACTGCTTTTGATGATGGTATTTTACAATCTACTCTTAACTATAGTTTATCTAATGCAGGACAAACTATAACATTTGCAGATGCTCCTAATGCTACTCAATTAGTTATAAAAACAATAACACTTCCAGCTAGATATAGATTAACTAGAACATTTCCTGAAGTAGTAGCAGCAGATTTTAGTAACACATCTCCCACAGTAATTAACGGTAATAACTATATTATAAACGGAGTTACTGAGTCTTTTTCTTTTCCTGCAGTCGTTAACGTATCTAGTACTAGTGACTTTATAGTATATGTAGGTGGTGTTTTTCAACAAACAGACGCTTACACGTATCCTTCCGTTATTTTAGGAAATCAAGGTATAGATATAGGTGATAATGCCGCTGTAGGTTTATTAACTAATTTTGCTGGTAATTTAACAGACTCTAGTCCTAAAGCTCATACTGTTGCTATAAATAGTGGTTCTGCATCTTTCAACCAAAGTAATCTTGTATTAGATGCTTCTAAATTTATAAATGTTCCTTCAAGTAATTCTTTTAATGTAGGACAAGAAGCATCATTTACTTTTGATACTATTATAACTCCTGATTCAGGTGCTAGTATGAGTGCTAATCAGACTCTATTAGCCCGTTTCCAAGATCAAGCTAACTATTATTATTTAAGAACTGTAGGATCAAATGCTAATGTAGGATTTGTAATAAAGGACGCAAATTCTCTAACTGAGATTTATGGTGGTAATTGTAATGGTGGAACTACATATAATGTAGCTGTATCTTATGATAAAACTACTGCTAATTTACGACTCTATGTAGCTGATGAACTAGTTAAACATGTAAACTATAATCCTAGTGTACCTAGGTTTATAGCACCGTTAATTATTGGAGCAAATTCTAATGTAGCTAGTGGCTCTGCTGCTAGTCAAGAACGATATAAAGGTAAGATTGAGTATATACGCATGGCAGAGGGTGCCAGATATAGAACAACTACTATAAATGCATTAACTACTACTGCCACTGTAATAGGTGGAGCACCTTTAGGTTCTTTAGATATACAGGACTCTTTATCTGTTAGAGTATTTGACTCTAGTGTTACTGTAGGTGATAGATTTAATTCTATGGCAGATAGAAAACCTGATTCAGGATTTGGAACTAGTAAGAAATTTGCAGTAAATACCTTTACATCGCAAGCAGGGTACGAAAAAAGAAGATTAAAATCTAGAAGAGGTCTTAGAGCTTATGATTTAACATATACTAATATATCGGGAGTAGAAAGAACTGCAATTGAAAATTTTTATAATGCTAGAAGTGGAGAATTCGAATCTTTTAGTTTTGACTTGTCACATCTAAATGAAGCTGGTACAATTAGTACAAGATTTGATGGAGATTTACAAATAAGTCAAGTTTTATCGGCAGGTACTAGTTTAACAGAAAACTTTTACACTGTTAGTTTTAAATTGCAAGAGACATATGATTAATGACTGCTAGAAATTATGACGTAATACTTACTGTAAATGATGCTACGGGATTTGTCCCTGGTAACTCTGTTTTAGGTGCTACAAGCGCTACAGTAGCATTAATTGCTAATGTTAATCAAACAACTAATGAGTTAAAAGTTAAATTAAATAACGTGTTACAAGAGTTTCATACTAGTGAGACAGTAACCTCAAGTGCTTCTGTTGTAGGAGGTGCTAGATTTAATACCACAGTATTTACTCCTATATTGACAATTACTAGCATAAGTGCTGCAGATAGTGATCGCACAGCAGCAACTTACGCTATTACTGATGAGGATTATACAAAAACAGGTGTAGGTACTGGTGCAACTTTTAGTGTAGTAGTAAATGATTCCGGTGCAGCAGCAGTAACAGTTACAGCAGGTGGAGATAGATTTGTTGTAGGCGATGTTATTACTATTGCTGATGCTAAGTTAGGCGGTGGTGGAGCTGCCGCATTAACTTTTAATGTAGCAACTACTGGTGGATTTAGCGGTACACAATTTCCTACAGCAATTACAGGCATAACAAGAGCTAATCCTGGCGTTGTAACAATTATAGAACATGGATTTACTACCGGAGATAGATATTATTTTACTAATGTAGAAGGTATGACAGAAGTTAATGGAAATATCTATACAATTACAGTAATTGATGAAGATACTTTTAGTATTGTTAATACTACTGGATTTACAGCATATTCAGGAACTACAGGTTTTGTTACTTTTATCACTACTTTAACAGTTGCTGATACTTCAGGAATAAATGCAGGATATGTAGTCAACTCCCCAAACAGCAATGGATATACTAGCTCACAAACTGTTACTGCTGTACCCAGTTCCACTACATTAACTATATCTGCTCCTCCAAATACTATACCTAATGGGCCAATATTATTTGTTGATGAAGGCAGTACTCTAACAAGTGTTCCTTTTGTTTCTAATATATTTATTTCATCTCAGCAAACTGCTTCAGCTACTATAGCTTCGCAAGCTCCTAGCCCTTTTATAGCAGAAAAAAATGCTTTTACACAAAATCCTATAGTGCGAATGTATGAAATATATTATCCTGGTGAGTGGTTTCCCGCAACTCCTGAAGGTCTTCCTACAGAAAATGGTGAAGGAAGATCTTGGCCTACTAATTTTCCTTTAAAATTTGCAGATATAGCAGGTGATTTGATTTCTGATCTAAATTATAATGTAACTTATGATGGAGAGTCATATATACCATTTCCTGTAGATGTATCAAGTATTAGTCAAGGTACTGATGGAAAGATTAATGAACTTACTTTAACAATATTTAATGTTGATAATATTATATCAGCATTGGTCGAAGATCCTTTTATTGTGGGTAATAATACCTCTAATTCATGTGTTGCTAATGTTAACGGTATACCTTGTCATGGTATTGACCCTAGAACTATTAACTTTACTCCTGCACAAGTAGGCAATGCAGGAGAAATTGCTTTTGACACTTTAACTATTGCAAGATCAAAAGGTTTAAACTACAGCTCTGATATAGAAGGATACTATGGACAAGCTAATGCTTCTTTTACAAAATTTCAAACAGATGCAGTTGCAGGAACTTGGCAAGAACTTAAAAATGACTCTAGAGATTTACAAGGTGCTGTAGTTAATATTAAAACTACCTTTGCTAATTTTTTAGATGTATGGCCTGAGCATAGTTCTCTTAAGTATGTCTCAGGAAACGTACTTGAAGTATATAATAGTATGCCTTATAGAGTAGGAGATAAAGTTCGCTCATCAAGTGGTCCAACCTCTGCTACTATACAAACTATAGAAGAAAATAGATTTTTATTTTTATCTAATGATTTAGAAGCTAATACTTCTATAGGGGATTCTGTTTTTATTATAAATGATGATGTAGATACTGAATCATACATTGAAGATAGATTTAAAATAGATCAATTAGAGTCTTTAAGTGATACTACTGCAGCCTTTGGTCTGGTAACTTGGCTTCAGTATTTTAAACAAGTAACTCCTAGACGTAAATATTATAAAAATACTTGTCAATGGCAGTATAAAGGAGAAGAGTGTCAGTATCCTGGACCTGCAGGTGGTACAATACCTGGTACTGAACTTAGTGCTAATACAAATCCTATTGGTGTAGATAATCAAACTGCTTCAGGACCTGAAGGAGATATATGTGGTAAAAATATTCTAGCTTGTACTATAAGAAATAATTCTATACACTTTGGAGGTTTCCCTGCAACAGGACGAACAATACCCAAACAATGATGTAAAAGGTTGTATACTTCCTTGGATGCATATTTTTGGAGGATTAAATGGTAATTATCATTTATGTTGTCATGCACAGTTTCAAGCAGGTAGTACTATAGTAGGAACTTATGATCAATCATTAAGTGATATATGGAATAGTGATCATTACAAAGACACACGTTTAAATTTTTTAAAAAATAAAATACCCATAGAATGTATAAAAGCTTGTTATGAAAAAGAAAAACAAGGTAGTGATAGTAATAGGCTACAAGTAAATAGACGATTTGCTAAAGATACATATTTACAGGAACAGACTAATATAGATGGTAGTATAGATACAGATCCAACTTATTTAGATATTAGATTTGGTAATTTATGTAATTTTAAATGCAGAATGTGTGGTCCTGATGCCTCTACTAGTTGGTATACTGATACTTTACATTCAGGATGGTCTAAAACTATGGATCATTATACTGATAATGAAAATTTTTGGCAAGACGTACCTAAATTTATTCCTAATTTAGAAGAAATATACTTTGCAGGAGGTGAGCCTTTTATACAAGAGGGCCATTATAAAATGCTTAATTTACTTATAGAGTCTGGTTACGCTAAAAATATACATGTTAGTTATAATACTAATTTAAGTTATCATAAATTTAAAAAATATAATCTTCCTGATCTATGGACTAATTTTAAAAAAGTGTCTTTATGGCCTAGTGTAGACGGATACGGAAGTCGCGTAGAGTACACTAGAAAAGGATTATCCTGGCCTAAATTTGAAAAACATGCTATTATGTTTAAAGACCATATACAAACAATAAGTTGTGTTATAAATATCTATAGTATAACTTCTATGCCTGATTTGATACTATGGTGTAAACGTAATGGTTTTGATTTCTATGGATCTACACAAACTGACCCTTCTTATCAAAAAGTTACTTGTTTACCTAAAGAATCTAAAAAACAAGTGTTAGCTATATATAAAAAATTTATTAAAGAGTATAGAACAATATTAACAGTATATGATTTAGAACAAATAAAAAATTGGTTAAGTTATATGACTAGTGCAGATGAGAGTAATCAACTATTAGCTTTTAAACAAGAAACTGAAAGAGTAGATAAACTACGTAATGAATCTTTTATTAAAACCTTTCCGGAGTTTGCTTCATGGTACACAACTATATAAGCCTACCACATTCATACGATAGTGTAAATTGTATAACACTAGTTAAAAGTTTTTATCACAACGAATTAAATTTACAATTTTCTTTGCCAGATTATCCGCTATCTAAGCACTGGATTAAAGAATTTACTACAACTAGTATAGATAATTGGGCAGCTCAATGTGCTAAAAAAGTAAGTTTGACAAACGCTAAAGATTATGATGTAATAGCATTTAAGTCAGAAAAAACAAATTTAGTAATACATTTTGGAATGTACTTAATGCCATCTAAAATGTTACACATCGAAGAAGGGGGAATTTCGTGTGTAGAAACTTTATCAGATTATTGGGTAGAGAGTATACATTCGATTTATAGACATGACAGCTTGGTATAATAAATACAAAGATTTTCCATACTTACATTTAGGTAATAATGCTGAGACAGGGATTGATTGTTTTAATCTCTGTAAATTAGTGTATTTAAATGAATTAGGTATAGATATTCCTTACACTAGCGATCACTTTTGTAAGATAGTAGATGAAGATTGGTATAGTAAGACTCAAGAACGTTATTTTGAAGTAGGAGGTGCTGATACCGATACTTATGGTTGGAGAAAAGTTAAAGAACCTAAGCTTTATGACATTATAACTATGAGTTTAGGTGCTACAAATGTAACTAATCATTGTGCTTTATATGTTGATAGAAATAAAATGCTACAAACTATGATAAACCATAAAAGTTGGATTGCTCCTTATGGAAATTACTATAAACAATATACTACGGGGATATATAGATGGAAAGATTTGTAAAACTAGTTGAGGATATGAATGCACACGCTATGCAAGATTATCCTAGAGAATGTGTAGGAATAGTAACTAATGATTTTAATTACATACGTTGTACTAATACATCTCCTTACCCTAAAACAACTTTTATATTAGATCCTGCAGATTTAGTTAGAAACGATGGTAATATATGGGGTATTTTTCACTCCCATCCTGGAGAAGACAACCCTATACCAAGTAGGGAGGATAAAGTAAGTGCAGCTTTTCAAGAATATAAATTTTTAGTAGGTTTTAATAATAAATTTTTTATATACTGGCTAGATCATAACGTAGACGCACTCATATTTGATGAGTTTAAGGAAGAACATCTTGTTAATTAATATTAAAATACATTCAGCATATAATAAATTCTTTGAAGAAAAAGAATATACTTTTGATGCGTATATTGCTGCAGATATTATGCATTATCTTAAAGCTATGCATCCTAAATTTTCTAAGTATATGACACAAATTGGTTCTGGAGATTCAGATGAATCTTTTTCTCTACTTGATAGTAATCTAAAAGAGATTACTGAAGAAATGCTAGAACTTAAACATTTTAAAGATGGGGACACTATACATTTAGTTCCTAATATATGCGGTGGTGGTGGTAAATCAGGTAGAAAAATGTTTATGATTGCTGCTATTTTAATGTTAGCTATAACCCCTGGAGGTCAAGCACTAGCAATTAAAATGGGTACTGCTATGAAAGGTGCTCTTGCTGCAGGTAAAGGTATGAGTATGTTAGGTAGCATGGCTTTAAATATAGGTATGTCTATTATAGGAAGAATGTTTACTAAGTCTCCTGCGGCTAGACAAGCACAAAAAACTACAGAATCTACTACTAGAGATAATGGAATGTTTGGTAGTCTAACTAACAGTTCTGAGAGTGGTACTCCTATTGCTTTAATATATGGCCAACATAGAGTAGCTGGTCAATTTTTAAGTGGATATATAAGTTCTATTCCTCATGGTAGTGGAGACCAAATTAGTGTAGGAGCGCAGTTCGATGGCGATTAGAAATTTTGTTAATCATTCAAATACTCTTGTTCCCCAAATACAAGGTGCTAAAGGCGGCAAAGGTGGGTCACAACAAGAACCACATACTCCAGTAGAACACCCTCAAAGTTTATTTTCTACTGATATTCTTTTTATCGTAGTAGGACTTGGAGAAGGACCACTATACAGAATTAATCCTAATGGTCCTCAAGATATAGAACTTGGAGATAGCTCTATTGATGATTTAGTCAATTTAGATGGTGATGGACTAGAACAAACTAAAAAATTTAAAACATTATCTGCTATGGGTACACCAGTACAAAGTAGATTAGATGTATTTGGCGAAACTACTACCACTCCGCAAAACTTTGCATCTCCTGTTTCGTTAAAAAGTGGTAGTAGCGGCATACCTGCTTCTGGAGTTACCTTACAAGAGACTTCGGCTAAAGACTGGGATGCTTTAGAATTTCAATTTAATGTTGGATCTCTACAAAGAATTACAGATAAAGGCGATGTACTAAATCACAGCTTAAGTGTAGCTATTACAGTTTTTAATAGTACTGGATCAACTGAAATTGCTTCTGCTAGTAAAACTGTTAGTGGTAAAACAACTGTTAGTTTTAAATTTAACGTAAAGATTCAAATACCTGAAGAAAGTAAAAGTACTAATGGTTATAAATTTTCAGTTAGAAAGTCGTCTAGTGATTCTTCTAGTTCTGGTACTACTGATGATGTGAGACTACTTGGTTGGAATGAAATAGAAAATTCTCCACAAGCATACCCTAGAACTGCTCATATAGGCTTTGCGTTAAAAGCTACTGATGAACATAGTGGTATTCCTACTTTTACTAGTTTAGTAAAAGGTTTATTACACAAAGTTCCTACTAACTATAATCAACCTACCTTAGTTAATGGAGAAATTGATTGGAGACATATAGAAGTCCCTGCTACAGGTGCTGATAGTCCAGCAACAGCTGGTTACTATATGCAACAATCAGGAACAACAATTCAAACTAGTTCTACTATTAATATATATAATGGTACTTGGGATGGTACTTTTGTTTATTCGTGGTCACAAAATCCTGTATGGATTATATACGATATACTAACAAATAAAACATATGGATTAAATGTGCCAGAAAGCAATATTGATAAATATAGATTTTATCAAATAGCTCAATATTGCGATGCTTGCGACTATACTACTGGTAATTTTGTAGGAGTAGATGGTATTGCTGATGGTACTTTTAGAAGTAAACCTAGAAATACTTTTACAACCACACGAGAGAATCAACTAGGTATAGCTCAAGGTACTAAGATAAGAGAAAGAAGATTTACCTTAAACTGTATTATTGCAGATCAAAAACAATCATTTGACACCCTTAATGCGTTAGCTGCTAGCTTTAGAGGAGCTATAATATATGCACATGGTAAAATAACTATGGCATGTGATTTACCTGATGAAACTCCTGTTATGGTATTTAATGAGACTAATATAAAAGAAGATACTTTTGTAATAGCAGGTAATAAAGAAAGTGATGTATTAACAGGGGCAGATGTTAGTTATGTAGACCCCGGTAATCATTATAAAAGAGAAACAATACGTATAGATCAATTAGGAAGTAATGATGGTATTAGAAAAACTGAGATAGAAAATTTAGCGTCATTAGACGTACCCGGTGTTACTCGAAGAGGGCAAGCTCTTAGATATGCTCAATATCAGATTGCTTCTTCTAGATACTTAAGAAGAACTTGTAATTTTACCACTAGTACAGACGCATTACAACTAGTGCCTGGAGACGTAATTGCAGTATCACAACAGGCTAATGGTGTGGCATATGGTTATGGCGGTAAGATAAGAGCAGACTCTGCTGTTAAGGCAGGCAATACTAATGTATTTCTAGAACACTATACTGTTCCTTCTTTATCTTCTACAAATTTCACTGCTAATAGTGGTCCTTTAGTTCTTAGAGTTATAAAAATGAATAGTGATAAGATTGATGTGTATATGCTTTCTGATGGAACAACTGGAACAGGAGGTACATCACCTGGTAATGGCTTTGAACTGACTAAGACTGATGCTGTTAATTCTGGTATAGATCATGCTATTGTAAATCCTATTAAAAGATATAATCCTATAACTAAAGTATGGGATAACTATTCTGCTTTTACTGCTAATACAGCTCCTACTAAGGGAGATTTATGGACTTTTGGAGAGATAGAATCTGAAGGAGATATATACAGAGCTAAAAGTGATAAACTATTTAAAGTAACGCAAATAGAAAGAGAAATGGATGATGAAGAGGTTAAATTACAAGCTGTTGAGTATATATCTAATGTATATGTAGATTCTGATACTTTTATTGACTATAAACCTACTGCATACACAGACATGCAATCTGCATTATCAGTACCTCCTGTCCCTAAATTTGATTTTGTTACTAGTGCTAGAAGAAAATTAGATGGATCAGTAATTATTGACGGTTTAATAAAAACAGCAACAGAAAAAGATGGTTTTGGTGTTACTTATGTTACAGAATATGAGTTATCTAGACCATTAGGAGCTACCTTAGTAGCAAATGCAAATTTATCTGGTATTAGTAGTCAAACTATTCATGTAGAACACTCAAATGTATTAATAGGCGATGTAAATCCTATAACTTTATCTGGTAAAAATGGATTTAGTAGTACGGTGGGTGAAGTTAAATTATTATGTACTGCTATTAATGTTGTAGATACTGTTGGCGGTACTCAGGACGGTAACATAGAATTAACTTTAGAGGGTTTTGGTCAAATATTTGATGAAAATTTTCAAACTGATTTATTAGGTGCTAATGATTCAGATATTTTTGGAGCTTTAAAAGGTACAGATCATGTTACTATCCCTATTAAAGAAAAAGATCAACAACAAGGTTTGTTAAATTTTGTAGGCTATGCAGGTATTATAACTGATTTAAGCCAACCTATTACTGGTTACACTCTTGCTACAGATAAATTAAAAATACAAAATAAAAGAACTAGTGATGTAACATTAGTTAATAAACTACCGGAAGCCCCTTTTTATGTTACACTAAATCAACTTTTAGATTCAAGACATTATTCAAATAATAGTTTTTATGTATCTGGATATGAAGATACTTATGTAAAAAGTGGCGAAATAAATGGTGCTACCACTACTACTATTGACTTACCTCTACAACCTAGAGATAAAGCTTTTATTAGATTATTTGTAGATGGAGTTCAAAAAAGTTCTGGTCAGTTTGTATTTAATAAAAATGATACAGTTCCTTTAAATAATGCAAATATACTATATACAAGTACTGCTTCTGAATCAGCCTTTAGAGCAGAAGTAGACTATTACACTGTGCCTATATTTGAGATAGGAGATAATGTACAATCCTCTCATGCTAATGTATTTAGTGTGGCTACTACTAGTTATGATCCAACTTCTCCTAAATATAATGTTGAACTAACTGCTAATTCAATATTTAGAATACACACAGGTTCTAAACCTAATTCTAATTTAGCAGGATTTACTTTTACAAATATAACGCCTGACCCTATAGGTTCTTTAGGTAATGTTGTAGAAGGTTCTGGCACTTTTGACTATGATACTGCAGCTTTTCCAGGTAGATTTGTTTTAGCCAATAATAGAGTATATAAACTAGAGGTTGGATCTGATTTTGAATCTATATTTCTAACTAAAGATATGATAGTACCTGATTTAAATGTAGGAACTACTTCTGTAAGAGCTAGGAATAAAACTAGAGGCGGTAGGACTAGTGCTTTTAATAGTAAATCCTTAAACATTGACCCTATTCCTATACAAAAAGTAGAAAATATTAGTATTATAGAATCTTTATACCGTGAACAAACTGGTGGAGTAGCTGTACGTGTTACTATACAATTTGACCATATTCTACAACAAAATGTTACAGATTATGAAATATCATATAAATTAGATTCTGTAGATAACGTAGGTAAAGATGATGGCGGTACTGATTTAACTTCTTTCAATACTGTGAAAGTTCCTGCTACGGGTGTAGACTCTGATGGTAAGCTTAGATTTACCGTTAATGGAGTAAATAGAGGACCAAATAGTGACAGTAGAAATATTGTATTTAGAGTTGTACCTTTAAATAAAGAAATAAGAGGTATAACTGCAACTACAAGTAAGTCTATTATTGGTAAAACTGATACACCTGCTAATATATTTAATTTTACGGGAGGACAACAAACTGATCAAATTACTCTGTTATGGTCTTATCCACGTACACCTGATGGAGAACTAACAGATATTGATCTAAAAGAAGTCGTAATAAAAAGATTATCAGGTATACAAGCAGCTACCGTAGAAAACTTTGTTGTAGCTGATAATTTAGTTACAGTTTCTGCGGGTACTGCTCGCAAATCAATTCCTATTGATACTTTTGGAGAATTTACATACTTAGCTAGAACTAGAGATACTAGCGGTAACTTTAGTAATGACGTGGTTGTTATAACTTTAACTACTTCACGCCCTAATAGAAGTACCATAATAAAAGCCTATAATGAGGATGATCCAACTACTACTTTTGCAGGTAGGACTAATGATAACAGTGAAGAAACTGCTTATCCTTCTTTTGCTTCTTCTAATACTGGAGGATTAGCTTTTGCAGTACCTCCTAACCCAACACCACCTGGTGAATCTAATGTAGTTGACAATGCTAATGGTACTGCTAGTGGATTCTCTGCTGCAAGTATTTCTAGTGACTTACTTGCTACTGAATCAGCAGAATATATAACTTCAATTAGAGATGCAGGAAGCACTGTAACAGGTGCTATATTTGTAGAGATTGCTGGTACACAAGCTGTAGAAACTAGGTATAATGACTCTAAAGAAACATATTTGTCAGGAGTTACGGAAGTATCTTCAACAGCTGGTGTACTAAAAGAAACTGCTTTTGGAGGAATTGGTCATGTATTAGGGGTTAGTAATACTGCTGTAGTAAATCCTAGATTTGATGCGCCAAATCAAACTTTTATGACAGGCGGTGCTGACGGTAATGTGTTTGCTATCTGGAATGACGGACAGTATACTGGTAATGCTACAGGTATTTCTGATATTACTAAAGCTAGTCCTGCAGTGATAACAACATCCACAAATCATAATATACTACCCCCTGCTTCTATTAGTGCAATAACACAAGCAGCTACAGCTGAAGTAACAACAGCAGCTAATCATGGATTTGAAAATGGTGATATAGTTAAGTTTGCAAGTATCGTTGGAATGACAGAATTAAATGGGACTACTAAAACAGTTGCAAATAAAACTGATACTAAATTTGAATTATCTGGTACAGACAGTAGAGGTTTTACAGCATATGGTTCGGGGGGTACAGCTACTACAGCAACTCGAGTAATTATACATGGTGTAAAAGGTATGACAGAGATAAATGATAGAGAGGTATTTGCAAAATATTCATCAGATACTAAGGTAGAAATATTTACTAACGCTACTCAAAGTACAGCACTCAATTCTAGTGGTTTTGCTACATATACTGCTTCTACCGGTACGCTAGATGAAGGTGACTATGCAAATTCAAACTCATATGCTCTAATAGCTGGCACGATAGATGCAGATGAAATTAGACTAGGAGCTTCTTATTTTGCTAATGGTGACGCCACCGGTGGAAATGCTTTAGCTAATATCACATCTGTTGCAGCCAATTATAAGTTAGTTAACTTTAAACAATATATTGATACAGGTACTGGTGATACTTTTGCAGGATCGCTAGGCGCAGTTACTGCTCAAACTCTAATTAGAACTACTACTGCTGCAAATGCTGATTTATATTATGCTAATGGTAATGTAAATATAAATGAGTTTATTGGTTCTGCTGTTAATGATGGTTTTCAAACATATCAAGCGGGTAGTAGAACCTTTAGACAGTTTCAATTAAAATTTATTGTACAAAATAATCAACCCGATGAATTTGACTTTACAATTGATAAGTTTAGGTATACTATAGAAAAAGATACAGTTACTTTTACGGATACTGTTCTATATGATGCTACTACTAAAACTGTTGATATTACTAGTGCGGCTTTTTTATCTAGACCTGTTATAAGTTATTCAATGGTAAACGAAGACGCAAATAAACCACATATAGTAGTAACAACTGCTGCGTCAAATGAGGCAGTTAGTTTCCAAGTATTTAAAAGTGATGATAGTGGTGCAGCATCCACATCTTCAGGAATGTCCGTAATGATAACAGCAACAGGAGTATAAATGGCTTTAGTAGATTCAAATACCTATACAGAACCAACCGCTGGTACGTCACTAAATGGTGCACGTACTCAGTTTAATAATTCTATGAGGTCACTTTTAACTAACTTTAGGAGTTCTAGTCCTCCCGCTACTGTAAATATTACCGCATCTGGAGATGGTATTGCTGTACCTGACGGTACTATAATGCACTTTGCTAATGCAAATGTTAATGCACTGTTTATTTCGGATTCTACTACTAAGAAAAGTTCTCATATTGGTGGTAACTTTACTAGAGTAGGTATAGGTCATAGAATAGAAAATGGTATTGTACCTTTAATGTCTAATATTAGTCATTATGATATAGGTGAGCTAATAGTTACTGTTTCTGAAAACGGCACACTAGCTTCTAACTCTAGAGTCTATCTAAAAACTAGTAATGCTTCTGCCGATGCTGCTATTTTGGACATAGGTAAACCTCCACCTCTATCAGTAGTAAGTAGTATGATAGCAGTTGCAGGTGTTAACTCTGATAGAGTTAATCTAACATCCGGAGGAGTAGCTACTGCTAATCTTAAAGTAACCTCGGCTACTTCAACTGGCGGTCTTGATTGGTATCCAGAAGCCAAAGGTGTAGGACATGCAGCTCTTAGAATTTCTAGTGTGGGTGCTACTAAAAATGCTGCTATACAATTTGGGTTTGGTAGTTCTAGTTCTAATGTATCGTTAGCATATCAGCCATTACTAAGTGCCACTTTAAATGGTTTATCAATTGTACAACAAGATGGTAAGTATTCTGCTATTAATGCAGGGGTTGTATTACAATCTCCCATTTCAGGGGGAGGTGCACAACCTGTTCCTTTAGTACCTGTAGGTACTATTGTAGCTTTTGGTCATGGATCTTCGCCTGATGGCTACACTAGATGTGCAGGACAAAGCTTAGTCCGCGCTACATATCCTGCACTATTTGCCGTAATAGGTACTGCATTTGGAGCAGGAGACGATGCAGGTAATACTTTTGCTGCTCCTGATCTTAGCGATAAAGTAATAATAGGACAAGGCGATACTAATAGTACTATAGGTAATGGTGCTGGTGATTTTGCATCAGGAGGTACCCTTACTACTGCTTCAGGATCTGCTGCTATATCTACTTCAACAGGTTCTGCATCTACTGGTGTAAAAGATGCTGGTGGTATAACTGTTTTAACAGCCGTCAGTGCAGGTGGTCATACTCATACAGCAGTGGTTCCACATGCTGTTGTGCGTTATATAATAAAAACATAGAGGAATAAACATGGAATATATGAAATTTCACATAGATGAGATGGATCAAGAGTTTGTATTTTTTGAATATAGACTTATAGAAGAAGACACAAAAACACCGTTAATATCTAGAGCTTTTCCTTTTTCTAAAATTATAGAAAGAGAACCAAAAATACAGGAGTTAGTTGCTGGACCTATTATTGGTATATACTACGAACAAAGAGGTAGTAACCTTGTAAGTGAGAGACAATGGCTTGATAGAATTGAGCCTTTAGAGCCTGAATTAATTGACTGGATTATAACATTAACAAAAAAAGTATGTATTCAAGAGGTATATGACGAACTACTAAAACCTCCTACAATTGATGAGCAGGTTGAGGATTTTATAAAAGAATTTTTTGAAGAAGGGGACTCAGAGCCTTTAGAGCAAAAAGATTTCTTAGCTGAATTTTTTGAAGAGTTAGAACCTTCAGAGGAAAATGACTCTTTAGTTACTTCTTTGCAGGAAGATCATACTTCTCTAGATATACTAAATAAAAGAATAGAAGATAGATTTAATAATACTTCATTAGAAACAGTAGACTTTTTAGCTGAGTTTTTTGAACAATTAGACGAAGATGAAGTATAATATTTAAGGAGCTAACATGGCGCTTACGCGTGTAACATCAACAGTTTTAGAAGCAAATGCAGTTTCTGCAGAAAAAATGGCTAATGGAACAATAGTAACAAGACTTTATGGTATAGAATCAATTGAAGCTAAGCACTTTGCTGATAGTGCTAATTCTTTTAGTCTTACTACTAATATAAATTTATTGACTGCTAATTTAAATCAAACTTCTGCTAATATAGCAGCAGCAGCACTAAATGTTACCTTAGTTACTGGCAATACTGTTAGCTTACTAGCAAATGTAAATTTAAATGCAGCTAATACTATACAGTTGCTTGCTAATGTAAATCAAACCACTGCTAATGTTACTGCTGTAGAAGCTAGAAGAGTAGCTAATATAGCAGGTGCTGTATCTACTATTGTTACTGCAGACCTTACAGCTTCACGTTTACTTGTATCTAGTGGTGCAGGTAAAGTAGCTGTTTCAAGTGTTACAGCTACAAATTTAGGTTTTTTAGATGCTACTAGTTCTATACAAACTCAGCTTAATGCAGGTGTTGCAAAGATAAATCAAACTACCGATAATGTAAATCAAACTTCAGCTAACGTAGCTGCTATAATTGCGGGTACTAGAGGCTTTACTGGACAAGTTACTATGGCAGATGACTTAGTAATTCAAGGTAATTTAGTTGTAAACGGTGATACTACTACCTCTAATACTATTAATGCCGTTATACAAGATAGATTCCTTATGCTTGCTAACTCTGTTACAGGTACACCTAGTGGTGATATCGGTATCTTTATGAATAGAGGTGATCAGGGTAATGCAGCTATTTATTATGATGAGTCAGCTAGATCATTTACCTTATCAGAAACTAGAGATCCTGATAGTAATGTTGTTATTAGTCCTACAGGGGCAGCTAATCTTATAGCAGGTCAGTTAACTGCATCTTCTGTAAAATATAATGGCGCAGATTTAAATACTGCTATTACGGATAACCGTTCTGGTGCTATATCTACTGTATACAAAGATAATTTAACAGCATCAAAAGCTGTTGTATCAGATGGATCTGGTAAACTTGCTATCTCTGCTACTACAGCAACTGAAGTTGGTTATTTAGGTGGAGTATCGTCTGCTATCCAAACACAACTTACAGCAGGAGTAACAGAGTCTACTGCTATTGAAGCTAGAAGAGTAGCTAATATAGCAGGTGCTGTATCTACTATTACTACTGGTAATTTAACAGCTTCTAGGGCACTTGTATCGGATGGTAGCGGTAAAGTAGCTGCATTAGCATCTGTTACCTCTACAGAATTAGCATTTTTAGATGCTACTAGTTCTATACAAACACAGTTAGATTCTAAAGGAAGTGCTGCAGGATTTCAAGCTAATGATTTTATAACATTTCAAAGATTAAATGCTAATATTAATGTAGTATCTTCTAATATTGCTGTAGGCTTAGCAAGAAAAATAAATGTAATATCAAGTGCAGATGGAGAAGGTTCAGGTAATAATAACTTTTTTATAGCTACGCCTGCAGGAGGTAATCCCACTGCTATTGATAATATTTCTGTAAGTATAAATGGCATAATGCAAGCTAAAACAACAGATTTTTTATATGCTGCTGGTTCGGGTAAAGTTACTTTTAAAGATGGCGCAATTCCTGACGGATTGACTATACAAATTACTTCTTTTAATCCTCCAACCTAATGAAAAAATATAGACAACTCACAACTGAGCTAACTTTTAGATGTAATGCTAAGTGTCCTGCTTGTCATAGAGTTAAGCCTCTTCGTATTAATTTAAATGATAAAAGATATACTATATCATTAGATAAATTTAAAGAACTATTTTATCCTGAGTTACTTAAAAATCTAGAGTGGTTAGTTATTAATGGTAATTTTGGTGACTCTGTTATGAATAAACAGTTTCGTGAAATTATAACATATGTTAAAGAACATGACACTCGTATATTAATTCATACTAATGGAGGTATTCACGGACATGACTATTGGACAGATGTAGGCAATATACTAACAAAACGTGATATTATTAATTTTGATATGGATGGTC